CTACGACCTCGACCTGGCGGCCGAGCGCGAGGCCGCCCGCAAAGCGGCCTTGGTCGGCCGGTTCGCCATGACGCGGCGCCGCCGTGCCGCCTGAGCCCCGCGACCACTGTCCGGCCTGCGGCAAGCCCCTGCCCGACGGCGCCGACATCCGGCGCATCTACTGCAACAAGGCGTGCGCGAACACCTATTTCAACGACTTGGCGAAGGCAGCCCGGCTCGAGGCGAGGAAGGGCAAGACGTGCAAGCGGTGCGGCGAGCCCTTCGATGCGCCGCGCAGCGGACAGCAGGTGTTCTGCGCGGCCCGGTGCAATCGCCGGTCCGCCGATGAGGCTTATCGTCGTCGGCTGGCTTATCGCCCCCGCGCGAGCAAGGGGGCTTGACTTGTGTGTCGTAGTGGTGTCCAATGGGCTCATGGAAAAGCGATCCCCCCACGCGCGTATCACGCTCCGGCTTCCGCCGGACATGCATCGCCGCCTCAAAGCCGCCGCGGCGAGTGACAGCCCGTGCCAGAGCCTCAACGACGAGATCGTTGAGCGGCTTGAGCTGAGCCTGCGGTACGAGACCGAGCTCTACCGGCTGCACATGGAAGCGAAGTACCCGCGGAAGGGCAGCGGGGAATCGAAATGACCGAGGCCGATGTCCTCGCGATCGAGGCCGACGAATTCATGGACCGGGCCGCAGCGCTTCACGGCCGCGTCGCCGCCGGCGAATCGATTTCGCTGGCCGACGCCGCGCGCGAGCTGGGGCTTTCGGTTGGCGGCTTTGTCGAAATCTGGTTCGGGGCTGCCGCCGCGCGCCAGGCATTCGAGCGCCGTCGCAAGATGAATTGATTTGGTCGCGCGGTCCGACCCCGCCCGCGTCCGGGCACCAAGGCACTCGTGCCCGACCGCACCTTTCATATGGACCGCCTGATGGCCCGTGGCGCCTGTTCCTTCCGAGAGTCAGATGTCCGCCGCGCGATCCGCGCCGCGCGCGCCGCGGGAATCGAGATCGGCCGCATCGAGGTCGACAAGGACGGCAAGATCGTCGTCGTCGCCGGCAAGCCTGCCGAGGCCGAGGCGAAGCCGGCAAATGAGTGGGATGGGGTTGGAACATGACGAGGATCCGGCTCGACTACGTCCACCGCTTCAAGGATCGCCACGGCCGCCAGCGCCACTACTATCGCCGCAACGGTCGGCGCGTCCCCCTGCCCGGCCGGCCGGGCAGCGACGAATTCATGGAAGCCTATGCGCGCGCCCTCGCCGGCGAGTCGGAGCGGCCCGCGCTCGGCGCCGCCCGCACCAAGGCCGGCACGGTCAACGCCGCCGTGATCAGCTACGTCAACAGCGCGGTCTTTCAGGCGATGGCGCCGGAGACGAAGCGCACCCGCCGTAACATCCTCGAAAGGTTCCGCCTCGAGCACGGCGACAAGCGCATCGCCCTGATCGAGCGCCGGCACGTCGAGCGCATGGTCGCCGCCAAGGCCGCGACGCCGAGCGCCGCCCGCAACTTCCTCAATACGCTGCGCGCCCTGATGCAGCACTGTCTGCTAGAGGGCCTGATCCAGAACGACCCGACCATCGGCGTGAAGCGCATCAAGATCAAGAGCGACGGCTATTACGCCTGGAGCGACGAGGACGTCGCCCTGTTCCGCGACAAGCACCCGCTCGGCACCCGTGCCCGGCTGGCGCTGGAGCTGTTGGCCGGCACGGCGCTGCGCCGCGGCGACGTCGTGAAGGTCGGCAAGCAGCACCTCAGGAACGGCATCGTCACGATCCGGCAGAGCAAGACCGGCGGCTTGGTCACCATCCCCGTCTTGACCGAGTTGCGCGCCGCCATCGACGCCATGGAGGCGACCGACGCCTTGACGTTCCTGTCGACGCCGCGCGGCACGCCGCTGACGCCCGAGTCGTTCACCAACTGGTTCCGTGACATGTGCCGCGAGGCCGGGCTCGAGCGCGGCTCGGCGCACGGCTTGCGGAAGTTCGCGGCCCGCCGCCTCGCCGAGGCCGGATGCAGCGTCCACGAGATCGCCGCCATCACCGGGCACACGACGCTCGGCGAGGTCGCCCGCTACACGGCCGCCGCCGACCGGAAGCGACTGGCCGGCGCCGCCGTCGCGAAGCTAACGAGAACATCGAATGGCAAACCCGAGTGACGGTTTGCCAAAATGAGGTCTAAGCCGTTGAAACTAAAGGAGCGGAATATGCAGATGGTGGGCCCGGCAGATGTGCCCCCATGTCGCAACCTCAAAGACTTAGCGCGGCAAACCGCCCTATCGGCGCGCTCTGATCGCAAAGGCTTTTTCGGAGCATTGGCAAACCGTCGCGCGGCCGAATGCGCGCGCGCATTTGTGGCGGGCGCTGGGGTGGTTGGGCGATGACGGAGCCGCGCGGGTACAAGCCGAACAAGGTGAAGAAGCGCGACGGCAACGGCGCGGCCGTCCCGCCGGGCGACTGGCGCGGTGGGCTGATGCTGAACGCCGAGGGCCAGGCGCGCGCCAACTTGGCGAACGCGCGGTACGCGCTGAGCGCGGCGCCCGAGTGGTCGGGCGTGATGGGGTTCAACGAGTTCACGGCGCGGGTCGAGGCGCGCTCGGCGCCGCCCTGGCATCGCGGCTCGCCATGGTCGGGGTCGCGGTCGTGGTCCGATAACGATGACCGGCGCTGCGCCGAGTGGCTACAACGGGCGGGCGTTCACGTCGGCTCGGAGCTGGCCGGCCAGGCGGTCAACGTCGTCGCCGAGAACAACGCCTATCACCCCGTCCGCGACTACCTGGACTCGGTCGCGTGGGACGGCGACGAGAGGCTTCGCGGCTGGCTCGCCCGGTATATGGGCGCCGCGGCCGAGCCGGGCGACGGCGCCGACCAGGGCGAGGTCGAGCGGCATGTCGCCTACCACCAGGCGGTCGGCGAGCGGTGGTTGATCAGCGCCGTCGCGCGCATTTTCAAACCGGGCTGTAAGGTGGATTGTGTGATCGTCTTCGAAGGCCCGCAGGGCGCCGGCAAGTCGTCGGCGTTGCGGATCCTGGCCGGCCCCTGGTTCAGCGACGAGCTGGGCGAGATCGGCAGCAAGGATGCCGCCGAACAAGTCGCCGGCGCGTGGATACATGAGCTGCCTGAGCTCGACGCGCTGAGCCGCGCCGAGATCGCCAAGGTGAAGGCGTTCGTGTCGCGGTCGACCGACAGGTTTCGGCCCGCCTATGGCCGGCGCGTCATGGAGTTCCCGCGCCAGGCCGTGTTCGCCGGCACCATCAATTTCAGCGAGTACTTGCGGGACCCATCGGGGGCGCGGCGGTTCTGGCCGGTCAAGGTCGGCCGGATAGACCTAGGTGCCCTAGCGCGTGACCGTGATCAACTGTGGGCGGAAGCCGTCCACTGGTACCGCCAGGGCGTGCGGTGGTGGCTGGACACGCCGGAGCTGCGCGCGGCGGCCCGGACCGCCCAGCGCGCCGCCTATGTCAGCGACCCGTGGGAAACGCCGATCGCCGAGAAGCTCGCAACCGTCGAGACGACCTCGGTCGAAGAGATCCTAAAGGATTGGCTGTTCGTCGAGGTCGGCCGCCAGGATCAGCGGAGCCGGAACCGCGTTGCCGCGTGCCTAAAGGTGCTTGGCTGGGAGCGTTATAGGCACCGCGCCGGCAAGCGCTTGACCTGGCGATATCGCTGTTCCCGGTCCGAGACTGGGAACAGCGGATGAAGTGGGAACAGAGTCAGCCAATGAAATCAACGCTGTTCCCAGTGTTCCGGGTGTTCCCGGTCGCGCGCGCGTATAAGGCCGGCCCTATCAGGTCTCCCCGTATATACATGACTAGGAACACTAGGAACACTGGGAACAGCGTTGATCTGAAAGGGGAATTCCTGTTCCCAGTGTTCCCGGTGTCACAAAGCCCGTCGCGAGACGCGCCATGCTCGGAGATAGACCCTTATGTCCTTGACCGTCGTCACGCCCGCTGAGGGCGACCCCGTCACCGTCGCGGATGCCAAGGCGTTCGCCCGCGTCGTCAACAGCGCCGAGGATGCGCTCGTCGCAAGCCTGATCACGGCCGCGACCGAGTACATTCAAACGGCGACTGGCCGGCAATTCGCGCTCGCCACCTTCGAGCTGACCATGCGGTCATTCCCGTGCGGCGACGGCCTGGTGCGCCTGCCGCGCTCGCCGTTGGTCGAGGTCGAGAGCGTCAAGTACATCGGCACCGACGGCGTGCTCGTGACCATGACCGCCGACGTCGACTTCCTGGTCGATGCCTCGGCCGAGCCCGCCACGCTCGAGCCGGTCGTGCGCTGGCCCGTCACGGCTGATCGCCACGACGCGGTGCAGATCCGCTTTACCGCCGGCTATCCCGACACCGAGGACAGCCCGTCCGTAAGCACCATGCCGGCGCGCGCCGCCGTCGCCATCAAGGCGCTGGTCGCGCACTGGTTCGAGAACCGGCCGGCCGTCGACGTGGCGCAGACCTTCGAGACCCCATTCCATGTCGCGCGGCTGATCAGCGGCCTGCGCGTATGGGGGGCCGCCCGATGAGCCTCCTGCCCTATCGTGCCGAGCGCATCGGGAACCTGCGCGAGCGCGTGACGCTCCTGCGCCGCGCGGTCGGGCAAGACGGGTGGGGCCAGCCGACGGAGACGTATGTCCCGTTCGACGAGGTCTCCGCCCGCGTCGAGCCGCTGAAGGGAAGCGAGGCGATCGCCGCGGCCCAAGTGCAGAGCACCCAGTCCTATCGCATCTACCTGCGCTACCGCGACGACCTCACGGTCCTGGACAGGATCGCGTGGGGCGCCATCACGCTCAACGTCACCGCGATTAGCAACGCCGATGAGCGCCGGCGCTTTCTCACGATCGACTGTTCCCTCGTCAACACGTGAGCGGCTTCTACTCGAGCGCGGACTGGCAGAAGATAGCGGCGGCCCAGCTCGCCCGCGAGCCCATGTGCCAAGGCTGCGAGACCGCGCCTGCAACGCTCGCCGACCACATCGTCCCCATCAGCCAGGGCGGCGCGAAGCGTGACCGAGCGAACCTCCAAAGCCTCTGCCGCGACTGCCACGCGATCAAGACGGGCGCCGAGAAGGCGGGACGCACCTGGACGCCGCCGCGCCTCAAGACATGCGACGTCGATGGCACGCCGAGCGACCCCGACCACCCATGGAATGCAGAGGCGGAGGGGCGTTCGATCACGACAACCTGCGCCGCTAGAC